CAAAAAGGACTTAATGTCCTTTCGGGTCAGGGTCGTGTTGAGCGACCTCTGAATCCCCAAGAAGATGATGGTCGTGAAGACCATCGCTTCCACGGGAAAACAGAGCGCTGAACCCATAGACGCGTACTTGGCAAGTCGGATTACTCCGACGCCTCGTACGTCAGCCCGTCGAGAACGAGTGGCATCGATAGCCTTGTGCAAATGAGGCCATCGAGAGACCATCCGCCTTACGAGCTGATTCGAGACACGGTCGGATGCTTCACTCAAGTCGAGTGTAGCTGTTCGGTTGTCAACCGAACCTTGACAAGCCAAAGCCTGATTAGGGCCCTGGTCGTCAAAGCCGATTAGCCCACGAAGGAGTTCATCCCTTCTGAAGGCAGACAGGAAACATTGCAAAAGAGCCTGCTGTGTATACATCATACACGCAGGTTCAATAGCAATGATCCTTGGTGTCTTGAGCGTTTTAGGGACGGAGATGACCCTCACGGGCAACTCCGAACCGGGTTCGAGGAAGTGCACCTTATCCAAATCCTCAGAAAATCGAGAATTCGGGATAAGGTACTCGTTGGAGGGTAAAACCTCCTCGAGTCGACGGGTCCAGGTAGACTGACGATACTTACCATTTGCAGTAAGTTTTTCGGCAGTCGCTCCGGGACCATGTTTAGGTAGGAGTTCTCCATAATAGACATCTCTGTCCATTTGGGTGAACACTTCCCTAAACAGCAAGTCGGACATTGATTGAAACTCATCGAGATCTCTCTCGGTGAGCTTCATGTCCACTTGTCGGACTTCCTTCTCACACTCGACGTAACCGAGCATCGCCTTGTGCACCCTGGCGGGCGTACAAGGTAGCTCAATCTTACCAAACATCAGCGTTAGCTGACGAATGGCGATGATTGAGTCGATGCAAGGATCATCGAGCAACACGCCCGTTTTCCGGTCGAACACACGGGAGAAGAAACCTCGTAAAAATACGGGGAGACTTCCCCTTCCTCTATTAAAGGAAGGGTGGATTCCCACCTCGCCCTGGTCAAGCCACTTTTGGGTAGCTTTTCCAAGGTCTGGTAGGGTTATCGTTAGAAACGATAGCCCCTCATGTTCGATCCGACTTCTGACCGTATTAATGTCAGAAGTGGCGCTTGTGTGGCATAGGATGGCCGATTCCTCAGCCATCCGGATCCAGAGTGACATCAGGCTTTTCAAAGACCCTCCTCATAGAGGTTATCTTTCCTTAGCACGATGTCGTAACTCGCTTCTGATATTCCATTAGGAGAGATACCTAATGGCAAGGACCTTACAAGTCCTAGCTGCATATCAGAAACCACAAGGAACGCACAAGTGCGTTACAGGACGTTTACCATGGGACTAAAAGAGAGGCCTACAGAGTAGGCCTCCCAGATAGAATCATGGAACACGTAGAGGAATTGGATGATTATGGCTACCAGAAACA